CCCTGATCTTCGGGCTGGCGTCGCTGGCCACGCTGGGCATCGCCGCCGTGTTTATCACGGTGGGAGCCCCAGACCCCATCACCCAGGCGTCGGCGGTCATCGGCACCAGCCTCTCGCTGGGCTGGGCACTCAAAATCGCCTGGAAGTAGTTCTAAGACCCACATCGCAGAAAGGAGGACGGCGATGAAGAGCAGCAACACCCTCACCCCCTTCGGCAAGCTGGTGGTCAAGGCCCTGGTTGACCAGGACATGACCAAGACGGAGCTGGCCGGTCAGATCGGCACATCGCCGCAGCACCTGAGCCGTATCCTACACGGGACGCGCCCCGGGGGAAAGCACATCCCGGCGATCGTCGCCGCCCTCGCCCTCGACCCACGGAAAGTGGAGAAGGCGATGGCCGCATAACAGCAGAAGGGAGGGACGGCAGTGCAGGACGCATATATCACGCTGGAGGAGGCCGCAGCTTTTGAAGGTATCTTGTACGACACATTTCAGAAGCGTGTGAAACGCAGCCCCCAGCAGTACGACACCAAGACCCAGGCCCGCGAGGGCGGCGGCAAAGATCAGGTGTTGATCTCCGTCGCCTCCCTGACGACCAAGGCGCGGAAGGCGTGGCGGGCCACCCAGAAAGTAGACGGGAGGGATGTAATCATAGACCGCAGAGCAACGGAGGCGGCTCCCTGGTATGTGACCGCCGACCTCAATCACTACATAGACGGCCACAAGAAGGCGTACTACGAGGCCGTCGAAGCGGCCCGCGTGGTTCAGGAGTTTATTGACTACGCCGGGCCGGAGAAGCGCACCGACCTCGCCGCCCGGCTTGCCGTGGGGCTGGGCGTCAGCCCGCAGAGCTTCTACCGCTACCAGACACAGGTGCTGGAGGCCAACGCCTGGGCCCTGAAGCTGGAACGGGAGGACGGGCAGTGCCGGGACTACTTCCGGGCTCTGGCCCTCTGCCGGAAGCCGAAGGAGGCGGACACCTTCCCCAGCCTGACCCCGGAGCAGCGGGCGATCATTGAGAATATCTGGTTCGACAAGCAGTTCGCCTCCAACCTGGGCACACGGGAGATGCTCTACGAGAAGTTCGAGGAGATCGCCCGGGAACGCGGCTGGCAGGACTACCCCTCCACCAAGACCGTGGGACGGTATATCAACTACCTCATGAGTACCAGGGGCGCGGCCTCGGCCCATTTCCTCGCAGCCAACGGGACGCGAGAGTGGCGGAACAAGATGATGCTCAAGGGCAAGCGGGACGCCACCACCTTGGAGGTTATGGAGCTCCTGGTAGGCGACGAGCACACCTTCGACCTCTGGGTACAGTACACCGCCCCCAATGGCAAGGTCAAGGCCGTCCGCCCGGTATTGGTGGCCTGGATGGATATGCGGAGCCGGGACATCCTGGGCGACGTGATCTGTGTGAAGGCCAACGGCGACACCCTGAAGGAGTCCCTGGTGAAAACGATCTACACGGCGGGCGTCCCGAAGCGGCTGCTCATCGACAACGGGAAGGACTACACCAAGCAGGAGCTCACCGGCCAGAGCCGGAAGAAGCGGAACATCGACTTCGACTTCGACGCCGAGACCGTGGGCTTCTATCAGAGCATCGGCATCCTGGGCGTCGACCGGGCCCTCCCTTATCAGGCATGGGTCAAGGCAGTGGAGCGGTTATTCGGAACGGTCTGCTCCCGGTTCTCCAAGTGGTTCGCCTCATACACCGGTACCCTCACCGGCTCCAAGACCGACGCCAAGCGGCACAAGGACGTGGAGGGTATGCTGGAGCGCGGGGAGCTGCTGACCATGGAGGAGTTCTATGAGGTCTGGACGGAGTGGAAGGAGCTGCACTACCGCACCCGGAAGCACCGGGGCCTGACGGACGCCAAGGAGAAGTGGGTCACCCCGGGCGAGCTGTTCGCCCACGGCCCCCGCTATGAAAAGGCGGCACCGCCCAGGGAGTATGCGGCGATGCTGCTCATGAAGGCGGACACGGCCCGTGTGACCAACCAGGGCATCACCAAGTTCGGAGTCCTCTACACTGACTACGAGCTCTGCTTCTGGAAGGACAAGAAGGTCAAGATCAAGTGGGACATCGACGACGTTTCCAAGCTCTACGTCTACGACTTGGAGGGCCACAAGATATGCGAGGCGGTCTCCGCCGAGGTGCTGGGCTTCGGCGAAAAGTGCTCCCAGGCAGCACTGGAGAAGCTCATGCGCGACCAGAAGCGGCAGTACCGGGAGAGCGTGGAGGCCCTGGAGGACTTCACCACACCTTACGAGGTACGCATCGAACAGGGCCGACCCTCCGACGCCGTGGGCAAGCTCGACCTGATGATCGGCCACGCGCCCAGCAGCAAGGTGATTGCCCTTCCGACGGACAAGGAGTATCGCGGCGAGGTCGCCGCCCAGAGCAGGAAGAAGCGCAGCGGGGCCGGGGACGAGTTCCTGGCGTCGAAGGCCGGGGACGCCCTCGCCAGACTGAGGGCCATAAACGAATAGGAGGAACATCATGGAAGTCACAGCAGCAGAGCGCACCACCACCTACACCGGGGCCCAGAGCCTCGCAGCGAAGATCAACGGCTACATCGTGGCCCAGCGCACCAGCATCGCCGCGATCGCCAAGGAGATCGGTTACAGCCGGGTCACCGTTTCCCGGTATCTGGCTGGCAAGTATGACAGCGACCCCACCGGCATCGAGGCCAAGCTCGCCGCGTTTCTGGCGGGCCAGACCGGGGAGGAGGTGGAGCTCCCGCCGCCCCCGGAGCCGGGGCAGAAGGGCGGGCAGAAGCCCCGCTTCTACGAGAGCCGGGACGCCAAGGCCGTCCTGGGCGTGTGCCAGAGCAGCCAGGAGTATATCGGGCTGGGCATCGTAGTGGCCCGCAGCGGCTACGGCAAGACCTACGCCCTCCGGGAGTACGCCAAGCTCCCCCGGGTCGCCTACATCGAGTGCGACGACACCATGAGCAGCCGGGACTTGGTGGAGGCGATCGAGCGGAGCATCGGGCTCCCCAACGGCTACGGCACGATCTGGCGCAGGGTCAACGGCATCCGGGAGTTCTTCAACACCAACCGGGGCTACCTCCTCATCATCGACGAGGCGGACAAGCTGGTGAGCAAGTACACCCAGAAGAAGATGGAGATACTTCGGGCGATCTTCGACCAGAGCGACGTGGGGCTGGTGATCGCGGGCGAGCCGAAGCTGGAGGCCCAGATCAAGACCTACCTCGCACGAATGGCGAACCGGGTCGACTTCTACGCCTCGCTCCGGGGGCTGGCTCCCTCCGAGGTGGAGGGCTACCTGGAGGACTTCAACATCACCCCGGACGCCCTGCTGGAGCTGAAGGAGCGGGCGTGTAATATGCGGACGGGCTGTTTCCGCCTCCTCGACCGCACCCTTTCCAACGTGGGGCGCATCCTGGCCGAGCGGGGTGAGGACACGGTCACCGTGAAGATCATCGAGCAAGCGTCCTCCATGATGATGCTCTGACGACAGGGGGCCGGGACAATGAAAATGAGAAAGCAGCGGCACATGGGCGCGGCCCTGGTGGTTCTTTCCTGGCTCATCCTGCTTCTGGCCGCGACCGGGGCGACCCCCATTGACCAGGACGCCACCGCCGCAGTGCTGCTCCTCCCCCTGGGGCTCTACATGATCTTCACGGAGCAGTATATTTTGTACCCCTGACGCCGACCGGCGCGGGCATATAACCGAAAGGAGCTTAGACATGGCAAGAAAGCGAGTCATTGAGGAGCCGACCCTCAAATCCTGGGAGGACGTGAACGACGCCCTCCGTCAGATCGCGGAGGCCCAGATCGCGCTGGGCGACATCGAGAGCGATATGCAGAAGCAGATCATCGGGGCCCAGAAGGTGGCCGAGGAGCAGAGCAAGCCCATCAAGGACGCCCAGGCCCGGCTGGAGCGGGAGATCAAGGCATTCGTCACCGAGCACCGGGACGAGATGGGGAAGGCGAAGACCATGACCCTGACCTTCGGCGAGGTGGGCTTCCGGCTCTCCACCTCCATTTCCCTCCCCCGGGCGAAGGAGAAGCTGAAGGAGATCATCCGCCGCCTGAAGTCGCGCCAGATGCACGACTGCATCGTGGTGGAGGAGAAGATCAGCAAGGACGCCCTGAAGAAGTACGGCGAAGACACGGTCAACGCGGTCGGAGCCACCTGGAAGCAGAGCGACGTCTTCGGCTATGAGGTGAACATCGCCAAGCTGGAGCAGATCAAGGCGGGCGGCTGAGAAAGGAGGCCCGAGGAATGGCAGCAGCACGAACAGGGCGCAAGCAGCCCTCCATCCGCACCCTCTGGGCGATCGCCAAGTCGCCGGAGCTGCACATGACGGACGAAGACCTCCACGCGCTGGTCTACCGCGAGACCAGGAAGGAGTCCATAAAGGCACTGACCCAGGGACAGATCAACGAGGTGGCCCGCGTCCTCCAGAATATGAAGGACGGGGTCAGCCGCAGCACCCGCCCCAAGCGTACCGACGAGGGCGGCGACGCCCGCACCGTCCAGCAGCGGCGCAAAATCTACGCCCTGACTGAGTCGCTGGGCTGGAACGACAACCCCCAGCGCATCCATGGCTTCGTAAAGCGCATGACCGGCGTCGACCGGCTGGAATGGCTGAACGTGGCCCAGTGCGAGAAGGTGATCGAGGGGCTCA